AAACATGGTGAAATGCAATTGGGGCAGTTCTTGCCTTGGCATCAATATAAGAACCAAAGTCTTCGTTGATTTGTTTAAATATCATTGTGTTAAATTTATTTTGAAAGTTTTTATTAGAAGTCAGCTTTGCCATAACATGAGCTTGATAATATACAGTGGCAGAAATTTGAGCAACTGTTGAGTCTTTTAGTATAGAGGTATTTAATCCAGTCATTAATGATTCTAATCCGCTGGCTACTGATACTAATGCTGTACTAGACTCCAATTACCTGATTCTCCGATCTTTTAGCTGTAGTGCTATATGCAAGAATTGTTCCGAAAGGATCAAGTATTGGAGTGACACCAATAACCTCAAATACGGTTGGAGACTCTGTTGGGTGATTTAATTCTTTCCAGATGTAGTTATTGTTCTTGTCTCTAATTGCTGTAATCTTATGTCTAATGTTTAACTTTTCTATAGTTCTTATCTGTATCATTTGTTCGTTAGTATATTTATTAGTCATAACCTGTCTGTCCCCGCCTCTTGAAGTAGCAGAGTTACTGATTATTCCTTTAGCGCTACAATTTAATGTAGTTCTATATTGAAACTCTTTTATCATAGCGCCAGTATCTGGGTCCTGTGTATCTGCTTGAACGTAAACGTCTAGCAGCATCGGTAATACTGATGTTATGATATCCATTTTAGAATGTTGCCATTCCATTAATTCTATATGCATTAAGAAGCTGGTCGGCATATAGATTTCCAGTTCCAGTGTGTGCATCTGACATGTAGTCAAATTTCCAGTCAAAAGTACTTATGCTTTTAACGTACTTGTTTCTCCATGCAGTATCTTTATCAAAGTACTGCTGCATTAAAATACGGCATGCTTCTTCAACATTGTCTGGCACAGATGACCAACCAAATCTTCCAGAAACTCGATATCTAAAATCTTTTTTAAATGCTCCAGAAAAACCTCTATCATTAATTGACGGAGGAATTAATCCGTTAGACGTATATGTAATATTATCTAATAAGTCTTGTCTGTTTACTCTAATACCAAAATTAGATTCAGATATGACTGGATCATATATCCAGTTATTAACAGCAGCAATGTTATCTACTACAAGAATATCGTTCTCATATAATTTATGGATCTCATAGATTCTATATGGAAGAGGCAATATGTCTGAACCAATTCCATATCCAATTTCCTCATCATCATAAAGATAAAAAGATTGGTTGCAATATTCTTCAATAAGTTTTCTGGCGTACTTCTCCGCCATTTGTAACTCATGGTATGTTTTATAATTTGGATCGCTAACATCTGAGCCTATATTTAAATCTTCAATAACTTCAGACAGATTTGCATAGGGGGTAACAACCTCTGTATATGTTGTATGAGATCCAGCAGTTGCAGAAACTGTATATGACCAAACAATCTTAAACTTTCTGTTTCTACGACAGAATGACACTGGCAAAACAATTTGATATGTTCCAGCATCTGAGTCTAGCTTTGTTGCAGTTATTGTTGTTTGAACTGTTGTTGTAGGAACGGCGGGGCTAATCTTTATATCCGCTGTAATATCATATACAGTTGCTACTACGCTTCCATCTGCATCAATAATTTCTCCATCATAAAAGATTTTTGTCTTAATTGGTGAAGTTTGATCAATATAAATCTCTGCCATTGTTTACGTTTTAGATTAGCTATAGAAGTCTTGTGCTTCCTTTGGTGTAGCTGGTCTAAAACCCTCCTCTTTATCAAAGATCGCTTGTGCTTTGTCTGAAGACATTGCTACAAATGGGTGCTCTTTGGTGAATGTTTGTCCCATAATATCATAACGAAAATTTGGTCTAGTCATTCTAACAAGTACCATATCTTCTGTAAGCTTTTGATTCTTATCAAATCTAGGAGCGACTTCTGTTTCTTCCGCCTCTTCTTCAATCTTCTTAATTGTCTGTTCGTATACCGCCCATGTTACGCCTTCTTCTGAAAGGGCTGCAATTACATCGTTTTTGTTTTTTAAACCAATTGTTTCAACTGCAAAGTCCTCTGCAATTTTTTTTAGTTCTGCTACCTTTAGGGTGTCAAATGACATCTTATATTCTCCTTTTTCTAGGTCAATTAATTATAGCATTAGTAAATTAAAATGAGAAGCCCCCAAAATTAATTGGGGGCCTCTCTTGCGGATTTAATCCTAAATTATGAAGCTACTTTTACGTTCTTCACTACGACCCAAGCATCAGCTTGTTCGATCTGGACGCCAACACGAGTATACATTGTGTACTCAATTGAGTCCTTACGTGGCCAGAAGAAACGGTAAACAGTTACATCACGCTTGATTCCAACAACAATGTTGTTAGGGAATGTTAAGTGGATATCTCCGTGGTTACCTGTCTCTAATGTATAGTCTCCGTCTTGTGCTTCGTTAAGAAGTGGAACTTCAACAATTGGAATACCGAATGCATAAGGTGCTACGTAACCTGCTGGTCCTGAGACTGGCTGTACATCACCACGGATGATGCTTGAAGCAATATCCTGTGGAATTGTCTGGTTAGTACCAATCTGTTTGCATATAGGAAGTCTTGGATCAAGTTTGATCCGACTAGGAAGCGAAGATCAGCACGACGCTGCTTGTACTTACGTGGCAGAGACTTTAACGCAGAGTTAAATGCTGCACGAGTAATTCCTGCTCCACCGTGATCTACAACACGTCCGTATGTCTTAGCCTTCTTTACAACGCCATCAAATGACTTGTATAGGTTATCTGATGTAAGGGATACGTTTCCATTTAGGAGAACATCTTCGATGTCGTTTCCTGCCTGTGTTGCCATCATTCTGGCAATATGATCTTCTAGATCTGGACCTTCAATGTTGTCTTCTAGAGACTCTGTTGAAAGTTCCCAATCTAAACGAAGCTTCTTTGTTGTCAAAGAAATCTTTGAGAATGAGACTGCTGAGTTGCCACCAGTTGTATCAGCTTCGGTTGCTAGAACCATAAGCTTTTCTCCTACTGACATACGATCAATCTCTGTTGTATCTGCTCTCATTCTTACTGTACGGGCGACTTTACCAATTACGGTTGCGTCGAACATATAGTCAAGGAAGCGAGCTGATTGCTCTGGGTTAAGGAGTCCACCTTCACCCTCAGAGCCAATGTGTACTCCAGTAGTAGCTACTGCAGAACCTGTCATGTTGCCTGTAACGTGTGTGTTAGAAGCTACTGCTTTTTCTAATAATTCATTGCTCATATATTTTCACCTACCTTTGTTTATCTAATTAATTCGTTTACGGAACCGAGGAAAGAACCGTTCCATTTTGATTTCTTTATTGTACTTACTTCCTGAGACCCGCCAAGGTCTGAGGACTTCTTAATTGCAGTCTCACCTTCTACTGCATCGACACGCTTTTGTACGCCATCAATCGTGTTTCTGATATCTTCAACAGCCTTTGAAAGGACTGCGTGTTGTTCTGCTAGCTCTGTGATTCGGCCATCAATGCTCTTGCTGAAAGTTTCAACTGTTTCTGCAACAGTCTTAACCTGTGCTGCATTTGCATCTGTAGCCTTGCTTAGAGTTTCTGAGAAAAAGCCTTTAAGATCGCCCAACATCTTTGCAAAATCAGGTTCATCAACCTCAACTTCTGATACGTCGGCTGCTTTTTCCAGAGTTTCAGCAGAAGCGTCTGCTACTGCATCTTCTGCAGGAGCTTCTTCAGCAGCTGGTGTTTCTTCAACAACAGGTGCTTCTTCAACAACAGTCTCTTCAACTGTAGTATTTTCTGTATTTTCTGACACTTCATTACCTCCTTCTGCGTTTGCCTGTTTTGCAATTGTTTGTGTTTCAGGCAACGTGGATCTTGACTTGTATAAATCAAGAATTCTATCTATCTCTTTTGACTTGTTTACATCTGATGATTCTACCCAACCGATTAAAGTTGCTGGCTTACCAGAAATTGGTGAATCTAATGTCTTGTCTGTTGATACAAAAACAGAGTTACTCTCTTCGCAATAGAAAATATTTTCTGTAATTACATCTGCCGCCATACCTTTAAATATCATTTGCCCATTCATCTTTTCAATTGACAAAATGTTGCATAGTTCGTTTGCTGGTGAATCTACAATTGAAAGCTCAACTAGTTCATAGTCTTTAATGAAACGTACTGTCTCACCATTTGATTTATTAACTTCATTGTCTGACTCTAAAATCTTTCCGCCGATTGAAAATCCTGTTAGGGTGCCATCTAAAACTTTTTCCCATGTATCTTGTGCGCCTTTTGAAATATATGATGTAACATATACACCGTTATAAAAAGACTTTGACATTGGGTCATAAAAAGTTTCTGGTTTAAAAGAAACAACTTTACCTACTGCGACTGGCTGATGCATCTCACGGAGATTACCACGGAATCTTTCAAATGCCTTCAGGCTAGCTTCTGATGTAACAACATCTCCAGTTTGATCAATGTTATCTAGTGTTGCAAATCCTGAAACAGTTCTCTTCTCACGATTTACTTTTGTGAATGGAACTGCAAGATGGAGGTTATTTCCATTTGAAGACCAGTTAGATTTTTCAATGTTCATATGCTTAATTTTATCTATTTGTAGATAAAAAGGCAAATAGTGGTTGAGTAAACTTATTCAACCTGTCTGCCGTCGCCCTGAGCATTTCTTCCTTCACCCGAAATGTCTGGCGAATTACCCTGTCTTTGTTGATCTCTAACACGGGTATTATTTGCTTGGGCTCTAATTTCGGCTTGTTGCTGTGGCTTTAATTCAACCATATCATCTCCGCCATCCAAGGGAATCATACCCTTTCTGATACGAACTTCATTGGGAGTAATTACTTGCATTCTTAAATATCTCTCATCAATCTTAGATTGAGTATCCTCGTCTGTAAGAGTTAATTCATTGAATTTAAGAGAAAGAGCATCTGTCTTTTCTTCAATAATTTTATTTAATTTCTTTTCTAATGTCATTTGTGCTGGACGACAAACCTGCTCTTTAAATGTCTTATCAGCATCTCTTGCCACCGCTAAATTTACACCTTCTGGGGTTCCAATTTTATTAATTGGTACACGGTGGGCCAAAAGAATTTCATCTCTATTTGCCTTGCGATAAAGATTAAATGAAGATTCTTGTGTGCCAGCCTCAATAGGCTCCATCTTAAATTCAACCTTTGAGTCTGGGCTATCTGCTGGAAGAGGGATATATA